GAGCCACGACATAATCTTTGTCCTCTGGCAATCCCTGCTGGTGAGCATAATAGCCGGCCACATAGGGCTTGAACCATGTCGAATGAGCGAATAGCCAGGGGCGCTCCATAATTACCCGGCCTTGAATATGCAGATGACAACGCTGGCAAAGTGCGGGGATGTTCCACCAGGCAGAATTTGAAGGATTAAGATCCATGTGGTGGACCGTGAGAGAATAGCCTGTCTTTGGTTCATGGATATGCCCGCATCGCACGCACTTCCAACCTGCCGCCTCTTTTACTTGCTTGGCAATCTCAGGCCAATCTTCGGGGTAATCACTGGTAGATTTTCTCATTTCACTCCCTTCACAGCCCCACCATCCTCGCCTTGTCGAGCATCATTCACCTATACGTTATTTGCCGTGAAACATATTCACGCCGTTTTGCATTCCTCAATCACGAGAAGCAGTTGACGGCCGATGAATTCTGCTATCTGTGGCACTAAGGCGTTTCCGAGTCCTCTAAGTCTGTCCACCCGAGAGGAAATCCCATTAGCCACTCTACCCACATCGGGTTCAACTGCCCACCAATCTGATCGTTTAGGTTGCAGAATTTCTTTCCCTTTCTTGATTCCTCCCAGCGCGCCGTAGAACCTGTCCGAAAATCCCGCGCCTGGGGGGTTGCCAATTTCACCGCTCCGCTCAACTTCAACGCCTTCTTGCCGTGACTGTTTTGATAATCTCCCCGACTGACTCCAGGTGTCGGCCACATTTTCACCATTGTGCTTAATGATATTCCGCCCTGTGCATACGGTTTGTTTCTCTCGTTTGCCGCATCCATTGTTGGGGTAGGCCACAATCCAAACTCTGTTTCTGAGGTGCGGCGCGCCAAACTGCGCAGCCGATAACATTTGCCATTCCGCATCGTACCCGATACCGGCCAGGTCCCTGAGAATTCCACCAAAGAACCGTCCGTCCTCGCTAGAAAGTAACCCCCGAACATTTTCAGCCACGACCCATTTTGGTCTAAGTTCGCGAATAGCGCGGAGGAATTCAGGCCATAAGTCTCTTTCATCATTACTCCCTTTCCTTTTGCCCGCCGTGCTATGAGGCTGGCACGGGAAACCGCCACAAAGAACGTCCACAGGTTGAACGGTTGCCCAATTGATCAGGTGAATATCTCCATAACGTTTCACATCAGGCCAATGTTTAGCCAGTACTTTATTGCACCAGGGATCAATTTCAACCTGCCAAGTGCATGATAAACCGGCGCGCTCAAAACCTAGATCGAAACCTCCGATACCTGAAAAGAGAGAACCGAAAGTCACCGTCATTTGCATTCCTCAATCACAGCGTCAAACACGTTTCTCTCGACTTCCACCCGCGTGACCGTCACCGTCTGTTGCCTTCCCTCGCAGGTGCAGTCCACCATTTCGAGCTGCTCGCCCAGCTCAGGCAGGGGGCGGTTAAGGCCTGGCTTGATTGCCGCATAACTCTCTTGCAAACCGAGGACAATAAAGCGTCTCATACTTCACCTTCCTGCTTGTGCCGTTTCCGCTCATCTTCTTTCTGATCATCTTCTAGTTGCGCCTGCATAGTTTCTTCCATGATCTGGTCTTCGGTCGGTTGCCAGCGCTGGATCAATTTCATATCGTCGTATTTGTGCCAAATTTGCGGGTTGCCTTTCCAACTGATAAAAACCCTTTTATTAATAGGGTCAAGTTGACATACCGTTCCTGTTTCTTGTGAGTTGTGATCCCACATTACGACCTCGTGTAGCATCAATAACTTTGCCTGTTTTGCGTTCATTTATTGCCCCTTTTTTCTCAATCTTCCCTGTACCCGAACAATCGGGGCATTCCTGCTGCCAGGATGTTTTTTCAGTGTGAAATTCGCCGGCCACGATATGACCCGTGACGGTGCAGACATCGATAACTTTATGACCGTGACAGGTTGGGCATTCTGTTTTCATGGCTGATTGCCTTCAGCTTTGGCGATGGCGGCGTGGAGTAAATCCATCGTGCTTGGAGATTGATGTTCCCAGGGTAAGTTTTCCATGTTGGCAAGCGCCGTCTTGCACGCCTCCAGCAGTTCGGGAGCTGCGGCAATCAGGCGGGCATTGTCTTCGGTCTCATCACTCATCCAAAGCATTTCGGCAATATGAAAAATTTCACTGTGAACACAAGGTCGCCCGCTTTTTTCTGAGCAATCCTTGTTAATATTCCACGGACCTTTTGTGTGTGTCATTTCGATTATCCTTTCGTCCCTTGGCCTGGGTTATTGATGTGCTACCCGGAAATGGCTAGATTTGCGCTCCAACATTACTCCGAGTAGGCGGTCATAAATGCCACCAGGGAGGGAAAAATACAGGGCATTTTCAAGTGCCGCTGCTTCTTTACCCATAACCATTTCCCATTCATGCAATCCTTTGATGTTGGGTATTTCGGCATTGATGTCAATCATCATCCCCTCAATTGGCTCTTCGGGAATGGTTGCTTGCGCTTTGTAGGTGAAAATTGTTTTCATGTGATTTTCCTTGCCTGCGGTTTGCGGTCCCGCAGGCTTTCCAGGGGAGAGAAATTGGCTAGGCTTTTCTTACCGCCAGCACTTCACGAATGGCAGCCAATGTTTCCGGCGTTTCTTCTACACCTTTGGCTACTTTCGGTCTGCTGTTTTCGATGAGCAACCATTCCAGATGATCTGTTGCAACGATGCCAATTGCCATGTGGAAATAGTTACTGAGAGCATTCCCCGGCAGATTAACTGGTGCGGATGTTTCGATTACCTCAGTGGCGGGTGGCTCGGGCTGAGGCGCTTCTTCCGTTGTGGTGGTTATCTCGCCGGTGGTAACGTCGATATGCTTCTTTTCGGGTTCAGGCTCGAAGCCTAATGCCTTCATGTTCTCCGCTTCGGTATGTTTGACTTCAACTGGCGGGGTCGTATCTTCCGGGTTAGGTAATTCGCCATTCCATCCCTGCTCGCTTTCAATTTGGTCCAGCATGGATAAATCATCTTCATTGAAAACACCCCAGCGGCGCAGACCGTTGATAAGGACGGTCTTGCGCTCCATCTTTGGGCGCTCGTGCGGGTCATTCCATTTTGACTTTTGGCTATTCTTGCCGGTGTAGGCTTTTGAGTAATGCTTGGCGTGCGCTTCGATTTCTTCTATTGTCATCACGAAGGTTTTTTCAAAGCCGCTGACCAACTGGAAGTACAGCATTCTTGCGATGACTTTATTTCCGGTGCGCTTGCCGTTAAGCATGTGAATGCCGGTCATGCGGTTTTCAATGACTTCCTCGCCCTCATAAACGTCGATGACGTTGATGAAGCGGTATTTGTTGGTGCGCAGTGCCAGTTCGTAGACGCCTTTATAACCCACCTGGAAAGTAGCTACATCCCCGTACGGGATGATCCATGCTTGCCCCTGTCCTGGGTCAACACTCAGGCGCAGGGAAGCGGCGCGCATGGCCGCAATCAGGATGCTTTTTGGTTCGCATTTCTGCAAGTCATCCGAGTTTGCTACCAGGATCATCACCTGATTGAGGTAATAAATCCCATTTGATCCCATCATTTCCTGGAAGCGGTCCTTGACTTCTGGCGAGAGAATATAACTTTTCACCCGTTCGATTGGACTTTCCTTTTTCTTGACAATTGCCGTTTCTTGTTGGGTTTCCATTTTCGTATCCTCCTCGAATATATCCTGGCAGTTGCCAGGTGGATTACTTGTGAAATTGCTGGCGGCTGGTAGTCTCGTGCGATCTTTTCCTACCGATTTACGTTCTGCCCGCATTGAACGCACCGCCAGCATTCCGATAAACCAGCCGAGCGCCCCGTCTTTCGCCGGAAATTCTTTCGAATAAACATCGAAGCACACATCTCGCGAGCTTTGCTTTTGATGTGATTCGCCATAACAGCGGGCGCATAGCTGGTTACAAAACTGGCGAACGTTGGGCCGGTTCTCACAGCCAACACTTTCTTTTTCCGCTTTGCGGTCAACCGTGCATCATCATGCCGGAAGCAATGCCGCCAGTTATTGCAAAATTGGTTGTTAAGGTTCTTCCGCTCTCTTTATTCGAGCCTTTTCCAACCCACTGATGATCTTCTCCAAATATTGCACAGTTCTACCGATCCGGCGCACCTTCTCAACCTCGGATAATGGCGCTTCCCCCAGACAGGGTTCCAGCATGTGCAGAGCTGCGGCGGCGTCCATAATTGCACCGTCGCGTATGTTCGGTTTCAGTTGCGCCAGTTCTTTCCGTTCTGTCACCTTTTTGTGTCCTTTTGCCTCCCCCTTTGTCATGGCAGCTCATCCAGTAGTACAGTAGAGGCATGAACACGATCCCATTCTTCCTTGTCTTGCCCACAGATGACACACTTTACAATTTCGTGAATGTCATCACCTTTGCCGGTGGACATATCACGCCATTCATGCTGTCGATGGACCGCGCCGCACTCACGACAGACAATCTCACCCAGGGCGAGCGTTTCCCAATCGTGCCCGTAGATGGAGCAGAGAGAAAGCGGGCCGGCAACATATCCAACGTGGTTATAATGTGCGTAGGTTCTCATCTGTCATCTCCAGTTCTTGAGTTGATTGTGTGCAGTTTGCATATTGGCGCGAGCCCGATCGTTGTTGATCTTCTCTTGGCGATTGGCATATTCGATGCTGGCCCGGATCGCTGCATGAATATAGGCGGCCGTTCCACTGTCCGGCGCTTTTGGATCAAACAGACGAAGTTCAGTCAGCAAACCAGAACGGATCGCCTCATATCTCCCAGACTGATAAGTCGTGGCTTTGCCGGAATAATAAACATCACCCATTCGGACAAGTTGGCCGTAAGAAAACATTGGGTAGAAAATCAATTCTGTCATTTCTCGTTCCCTCCCAGCAGCATTTCTGCTATTGACCAAATCAGAACAAAGACAGCCAGGCCAACAATGTACATTACGATGCAGATTAGGATTAGGATGGAGTGCATGTTAGCCGCGCTCCAGTTCTTCGCTGATGGTGATCGGCTGGGGATGGGTGCGATCCCATTCAGCTTCGACCATATTCTCAAACTGCCCGGTCATAGAACGGTGCTGTTCATCTGCCATGATCTTCAACTTCCGGTGATAGGTCGCCCCGATCCTCACCATCAGATTGGAGGGCGATAAATCTATTGATGTACTTTCGATTGTTTCGTGCATATTACCTCTCTTATTGATGAAAACGTCTCGCTACGAGATTATAGTACCACGCCGTTGACAGTTTGTCAACTAAGTGTTTTCATTTCTGTCGATTGATTGTAAAATATAGAATAGGAGAAATGGAGGATAATAAAATGGTAGAGAAAATTACAGAAATTCAGGAATTGCTAAATAATGCTTATACAGAATATCTCGCCAAAACCAAAAGGAGACGTGCCAGTGACAATGACTTCGCTCGGTGGTTGGGGGTTAGTTCATCAAATCTCAATCAATGGATTAACGGCAATCGCGCTCCCGGTATCATGAATGCAGTGAGATTATCGGGAAAGCTTGGACCAGTCGTTTTTGATGTTCTGGGTTTTCCCAGAATGGTTAATACAGCTCACGATCCGATCTTGCGTTTTATAAATGACAATTGGCACTTAGTAGACGACGAGACCAAGGAGCAAATTCACGAACACATAAAAGAGATAGTCGATGACTACGGAAAGCACAAATCTACCGGCGGAATTACCACATGAGTTAGAGGATGAGCATGAAGTAAGCAGAGAAAAATATCTAATAGAATTGCTGCTCGCCTGGCAGAAGTTACCAGCTTCTGCCAGGGGGCGCATTTTTTTCGCTGTATGGCGTAATGTTGTAAGACGAAAACATATCTGGGAGAATTAGCCGTCGCAGTAGGGGATAATATTCATGCGATGGTATTATTTCGTGCTTGAATGCTTTCGATAAGTATTACTACCCTATTTGTCCACATTAGACGTAAACATCTTGCACAGTGAAAACGTCCATTAGAGACATAATAAGCATCTATGCCCCGCATCGGTCTTTAAATCGTTCTACGGCGTTTCTGTGGCATTCAGGGGCATCAGAAGGGGTATTCGTGATGGCCTCACCTTATGGTATAATGTCATTGCTTCGCAAGGGCTTTATGCTTTCCATACACCGCAGCAAAACCCGCCAACAAAAGTTGACGGGTTCTTGTTTGTAAGCCAGCCGGCCAGGTCGCTACGCTTGCCAATCCAACGACGCCGATTTCGCCACTTCAGTGGTAGCACTCGGCCAACGGCAATGGTGACACACTTCGGCCCTATAAGGCGTGTGACGCCCCTCGCTGCGGCGGGCATCTCTATTATACATCATAATTCATAGAAATGCAGGGAATTGGATCACGGATAATAGACGAATTTTGTAGTGTATCCCTATTCTAGATAATTACCCAGGACGGGATTATCTATAAATAGAATACACCAAATTAGATGTAGCCAGTTTATAGAAGTACGAAAGTGTGACTAAATCTGTCACATGAGTGCAGAACCTTAGCATAAAGCGAAGGTATTACTTACATTCGCTTCACGCGCGACCAGGAGGGGTTCTAAGATAATTCGCTAACTTTTCAAGATTTTGTGGATCATCACCGAGCAAACCGAGCGCATAATTGCAACGATAACAGAGAAGTCCTCTTATCTCGCCATTTTTGTGATTGTGATCAACGTGCAATCTATTTTTGTGATTTCTGCCACAAATACATTTTCCGCCCTGAGCAATAAGCATTTTGTCATATTCCTCTACCGTAAGTCCATATTTGTTTTTTAACAATTTCCTTCTAGAATATTCTTTTTCTCGCTCTGGGTGATTATGGTAAAACCTATTGCGGCGTTCGTGTTTTTTGTCTGGATTGCGTTTCGACCATTCTCGCGCAGCTTTCCTTTTTACCTCAGCATATTTGGGATCTGTTGCATATTTGACTCTTCTCTTGGTATTTAGGCAATCATTACATTCAGCCCTAAGACCAAATTTACCCCCTTTCTGTGTTGTGTAATAATTAAATGATTTTTCGCAACCACATACACTGCATTTCTTTGTTATAATATTATCCATCGAAGCACCTCCTAGTGCTTTGGTCAAGTGCCTGGATGCTCAAACATCGCAGGCACAACTATTATACCATTCTTTTCATTCTTTCCCATTGCGTTTGTTGTGTAAGCAAATATGGAAATCCATCTTTAACTATCACCGCGCCTAAGACGTGGGCATCGACATTTGTTGACCTTTGAGATGCGTAAGGCAAACGGCGTTCATCGACTGAACATCCCATTTGTATGGCATAATTTTTCCCACTTGTTCCAAATCGAAAATCTACAAAGTGAGAATGCCCCATCAAAACAGATGTTTCGTATTTATCAGAAAGTCTAACCGCGGTGTTGTGCGCTGCACTTTTCGGGTGCTCGATGCGAAATTCTCTATTACCCGAATTGAGTTTAGAGAAATAAAAACATGAAATTCTCCATGCAGGATCATTGATACCAATGAAATTGAGTAGATCGGTTGCAAATAGTGGGGAATTAAGGGCAGACAAGAATCGTCCATCGTGATTCCCCAATACATAAACCACGTCTTTAAATATTTGTCCTATTTTTATAAGTTCTTTCCTGGCAACTTTAACCTCTTCTCCAATATTTCCGTCATTATTTTCTGGAGCGTTGCGAGTAATAATATCGGTTAATTCCTGATATTGTTCTGCTGATAATTTAGATCCCAAATCCATTAATTCTTTTTCTGCGTCCTCCGATATGCCCGATTTTACTGGTCGCATCCAGGCCGCCTCAAAAGAACTAATCGAATTAAAATGCAACACATCACCGCCAATGATGCAGTTCGTGATCCCCCATACTACCGCCAACTCGAACACACGGTTGAGAAAGTCGGCATGGTGAAACGGGAACTCGGGATCACATATCACCAGGGCATCGCCCTCGGTTACAAGCGGTTGATCATAAACGGGATAAGGTGAATTGGCGATCAATGGCATGACGCCGGTAAGTAGACTGCCAGTAATCAGGCGGTAGCGACTGCGAACACTCTCTCTCGTGGTTGACATGCGCTCAGCGATTTCAAGCCAGGTGCAACCGGTTTTTACGAACAGTAGTAAACGCCTGTCAGATTCTTGGTCCCAGGATTTCAATTTACCTCCCTTTATTCGATTGTCTGATCATTGTGTTATGGGTTCCAAATATGCAATACCCAATTTTCCCGCGCTGTAATATCCAGTCGCTAATTGCACCCAATAATCTCCGCCAATTCCGATCACATCTAAAACCGTGCCCGGCGGGTTCCAACCTACTTTGCCGAAATTTATTCCCGGGCCCGTGCGCACATTCAGACCATCACTCGGTAATACTTTTGCTCTAAAGAGAACGGCACGCGGTATCACATCAACCAGTAGCGGCAGTGGATCCGTGCAAGTTTGTACCGTGCTGCCCAGCCTGACCTCAAAATGCAAATGCGGGCCGGTAGAATTGCCGGTATTATCCGAGTATCCTATCAAGTCACCCGCTCTTACCTTATCATCTCTCTTGACGCTCCACGATTGCAAATGCCCATAAATCGTCAGGCAATCGCTATGCTGGATGCGAACATGATTGCCGTAGCCGGCCATGTCTAACGCGGCGACCGTTACCAGTCCATCCTGAGCTGCATAGACCAGTGTACCGTTGGGGATGCCCCAATCGATGCCGTTATGCCCATGCGTCGCCGGGTAGTTTTGCGGATTTTCGCCGTAGAGTTGCGTGATCGGCGGATTACCCTTGAGTGGTTTCTGTAAGATTGGCATATTTCATTCTCCTATAAATGCCACTGGCTAAAATCAAATCCGAGCGTGCGATTTGTCAATTATTCTCCTTTTCTAATTATTAGTACAATGTAAAGGCGACTGGCGCATACCCAATATGCCAAACAGTTGCCGTGTGACCGCCGTACCATATATCGAAGCCGGTGGCCGTTTTTACTAAAGCAGCCTTATATAAAGCAGCATCCCACGCTCCCGCCACCAAATTTAGGAAGGCACTTGAACCTGTTGTCCAGTTTAATCCCCAATCAGTGCTTATTCCTAACCAAAGGGCATTTGGGTTTAGAGAAAAGATTACGACATAAAGAACATTGCCATCTGCAAGAATATCGAAGTGCCAGATACCTGCCGTAGCGGATGAGGGCATATTTACAACTACCGGAGCCGACCAAGTGCCTGTCAGCGTTGCACAGGTACGCATTTCGATTGGGAATGGAGTGGTAGGAGAGAGTGTTGCATCAACTGTAAACATGCGGTATTGAGTGCCGTCCCATATAATTGCCGGAGAGAACCAGGAATGGCCAGTGGTTTGGTCTAAAATACTGGTTGCGGTAGACCATGTAATACCGTCAGTGGAATGGGACTCGTAGAAATGTTTGGATGCGTCTGCGTGACCAGTCAACCAAATACAATATAGCGTCACGCCCTCGAATACCAAACATGGATCGGCGTTATATCCTCCAGATGGACAAGCGTAAATGGGATTCGTTAAACCAGCAGGGACTTCCCATGTTGTCTTATCATTAGATGCCAGTATAGATGGATTTTCTAGTGAAGCATTTGCGTTAGGATATGGTGTAATTGCCATCCAATAACGATAGCCGTTCCAAGTCGCCACTCCTAAATCCAATACAGCAGGATGCACAACTTCGCCCGACGCATCATAAGTTGGGGTAGTTAATGCTGTGGCAGCGTTATTAGCAGCGGCCCGTCCTAATTTTCGAGCCAGTGTTTGATAAGTGTATTTGGTAAATGAACCGTTGGTCAATGTACCGTTTCGTGTAACAGTCCCCTCAGAGTTAACAATTGTATTACCCGGAGTAGTCATATTCCATTGTGCTACGGTATTGGCATCGATCACATAAGGACTTTCGTTTGGATAGAAATCACCTGTATTACGCACAACGGTAGACAATCTCGCCAGTCTCAGGCCACCCAGCATTGCTCTATCCCCTGATGCTCGATTTCCGATATACATATCAGAGGCAGCATCAGATTTGATTGCACCATCACCCGCGCCAGACGTCCCGATTAACTTTCCATCCAGGTATAAATATATCTTACGATCCCCGGCATTATCCCAGGTAAATCTACTATGATGCCATAGCCCATCATTCATAGCGGCTATATAAACCTGGATAGATGCACTTGTGGTTTGACAGTAAACTGTTGCTTTAATACCACTACTGTCAATATAAAATTCCCAACCAGTGTTGGAACCCTTCCTAAAAAAATATCTGGTATTCCCAAATGCCGTTACAGCACTATTAAACCAACACTCAGCAGTAAATGCACCAGCAGTTAGATCATCAAGACCATTGCCCTTTCCACAAATAATGGAAGTATTTGAGCCGTTGAATGCGATATACCAGGGATATACACCGCTCATCACCACTGCTAACAATTTTCGTTTGTCCATTTGAGCTCCTATAATTCGTAAACCGTCAAGTAGGGAATATGCGCGCCTTCTTCTGAGCTGGCAAAACGATAAGCATCATTTGCCTCAGTGTCACAGCGGATTAGAAAGCCATTATTGGCGAATATCCCATTGGTCATTTCCTCAATCTTTGCGGCATCCAAGGGTATTTGTATCCAACCCTCACTTTCTGTGGCGGTCAAATCGATGCTGCCGATGTCAGTCTGCTCGCAGTCGGTCGCATCAAATCCGCCTGCCGCGCCCCAACTGTTTGATCCATCGTAAGTATTCCAGGTAGCATCTGCGGTTGCCGCTTTCAATAGGCGATAAACACTATACCTTCTGGCATTGCTGCACAGGTCAGCATCGAGGTATAAATTCAAGACCGCCTCGCCTACCCTTGGCGGAGCGTCAGTGTAAGAGAAGGTATCTATGGCAAACTTTATCAGTGTCCGGTAAATTATGCCAACCCCCGTATTATTCTCGCCCACATAAAGCGATGTACTGGTTTTGTAATTTGTTGTAGCAGCATCGGCGCGGATATAGGTATCCCAGGAAAGGGTGACGTTATCTTCATCGATTGTGTTCTCATTGGCAAATTCAACATAAGCGCCGCCAAAGTAATAATGTTTAGCCGCATTGGCGGTGGTATATATTTCACTCCTAAGCCTTGCGTTTTTCGAGAAATCTAAGGTTACATCATCAATCACAGCGGTGGTAATTTGCCATGTTGAACTACGTCCCGAGAATATACGAGTGGGCCATGCAAAAGCGGCTACTCTGCGATTTACTGAATCAATATAAATTTCAAAGGATACACTTTTAGTATCATCTGGGGATGGAGTAAAAAGTACGACTGATTTATATAAATTTCCAGATCGGGCGAATAAATAAATATATGAACTTTCTCCGATGGTTGGATCGTCATTCGACAATCCAAGTGCGTACATATTAGTTAAGGTTGCATAGGGCACTTTGCTAAATAATCCAAAATAGAATAATTTTGAGGCCGCATTATCTAATCCAATCCTTCCGGCTATTCGTTTTATCTTTCCGGTATATCCCAAAAAAGGCGTATAAAAACCGGCACTGCTTCCAGCGCTTGCCGCCGTGGTATCTGTTATTGCTCTTTCACGACTTGTTAATAAATTGGCGCTTAGTTGTGTTCCCGTCTCTGTTAATACGCCGCATCCAATCGGCACATGTGCATTAATTTCAAATGGCGTCACCGCAATCGCCTGTGTCAGCCCAGGATTGGCAAAGCCGGTCAAATCCATATCTGCTCCCCAACCATTCCTAAACTTTAGCAGGTAATCTTTCTGGTAAATATGCCCAATCGAATATTCGCCGGTATTATCGCCAGGTGCTGGCGAAGGTGGCTCGGTTGTCAGGTTTCCTAATCCAATCGGGCCATTGATCATCAGATGCTCGGTAACGTCCGGGATCTGGTCAGCGCCGATCGCCTGACCTTCCACCAATTTCAAGCGCCGCTCAACTTCTGCCAGACGCCGAATGAAGTTGTTTTCTTGTGCCAGACCAACAAGTTCAGGAGATGTCATATTGCCTCATCCATTATCAAGGCCGCCTTGTTCTCGACATCCTCATAGGTGATACCAAGAATGCGCGCCGTGGTATTTGTTCCAAAACCATCACCGCTAAAACCCACGCTGGTCAGTCTAACCGGCAGGGTGTCACCAATCCGCAGATTGTTGAATATTTCGCCCTTATCCAGCACACTGAAATCAAACGTCTTGCGCGGCTGTTTCTGTTTATCCAAAGTAGATTCAGTCGCCTTGTCAGATGCACTTTGAATATGTCCGACGGTATGCGCAAAGGCTGAATAACGCGGGCCATATTCATCGATTGAAGTCTGGTCAAGGCGATGCGATTTCATGCAGTTATTCCATGACTTTTCGGTACTGTCATAGCCAATTAAATCATTGGCGAGTGTGCCTTGTTCAACCATGATGTTGTCGCTCAATTGCAAGTTCAGATTTTCATCCAGGGGTATTAACCTGGTTTCGCCTTTCTTGTCATACCAGTTCAGGTAGAATGTAATTTTGCCATTGATCACCGTCGCAGTAACATCCCAATCGGCGTGGGCTTCCTTTGCCCATTGTTTGATCTCATCATATACAATTGCTAAGTGGCTTTCTCGTTTGATAGCCTTGCCGTTATCTGATATATTCCCAATTTGTAATATGTCATGCCTGCCATCAGATTGTGTTACAAGTTGGCTCGATAATGGGCCCGGATGTCCATCACCGGTCCAGTTCAACGGTGTGCGCATGGTTGTCAGAATGTACTCGCCGGAATAAGCAGTTACTTCAAACTTGTGATAACCCCAGGAGCGGGGTGGATCGATCATCCCGGCCCATTCGCCAAGTTTGGCGTGATTGACATAAATAAAGCGTCCAAATTGAACGTAGGATAAAATCGCCTTTGCATCATAACCCGACAATGTGAAAGTTGCCGATTCATATTCATTTAGTTTCCAGGTGCGCCGCACATTGGTTTCAAGTGTGGCAACTTGATTGCCATTCAAGTCAAAGATAAGCACCTGGCTCGTCATTGGCTGTTCCTGTCCCGCAAAATTACTTTGATGGTCACGCCATTGGTGCTGGCATCGTCGTATTGGAATATATTTGTGCCCGGCAGCATGTGAAGCCAATCCCGGCGCACATTAGACCAGGAAAGTCCTGGCATCATATTGGTGCCGTCAGCCAGGGAACAGGTGCGTCCATCGGTATCAATAGTCAATTTAGTATTCAATGGGAAGGCGATATTCAGGGTTATCGCTTCGGTTGTCGTATTGTTTGTGATCGTGGCTTGCATGTGATAGCAACTCTGTTCGGCGCCCAATAAAACATAAGGCGTGTAAGCCGTTGTCAGTGCGATTGTCCCACCCTGAATGCTGTAATTAGCCTGCGCACTTCCAACTGCCGGCTGTGGACCGGAGAACCGAAAACGCATCCAATAAGCCGTACCCAATGAAACTGTGCCATGTGCCGCCAATGCTTCCCAGGTTTGCACCGTTCCAGGAGTTACATCGGTCCATACCGTTGACCAGGTTGATCCATCGGTTGATTTCTGCATGGTTGCCGAAGGCCAGGAGGTTGTATATCTATATTTCTCGCCAACTACCGTAATAGCCGTGCCCCCGCAAGGTTGAGCCAGCACCCATACCAATGATGCCTGTTCTGCTTTCCATGCCGAATTCGAACGGAAGGCCTGGATTGACATTCCCATTTCAGTGGCCGGGTCAGCCATTGCCAGTTGGACGCCAGTATAAATTTGCGAACAATAATCTGTGTCGCGCTTATTATCAGTATCTAATAGCGCTGGCGTCCAGGAGCCGGCACGCAAGATCGACGCATCGGCAAATGATGTATAGACCCAACTGGTATTGGTGGATGTAAGGTCAAATATTGGTTGCAGACTATCATCCTGCACCGGAGCATCCATAGTCGCGTTGCCATAATACAGCCAGACATCATGTTCGCACCAATGCCACACCGTCCCGGGTGGATAGGCGGCGGCGCTTGTACCCTTTCCGGCGCGGGTAATAGTAGCCGTAACTTTTCTCCCATCGATTACTGCATTCGAGAATATCACCGCCTCGGTTCCAACGTACATGACAAAGGATTTACCGCCCCACTTTGCAATATTAGCCAATGCCGTTATATTGGCAGTCGTGTTCTGAAAGGTAATTGCCGTACCTTGACCTGCCGTAATTGTCCCGCTGGTCACTGATTGCCCGGGTTTCCAGGTTGATACAATCCATATTTTAGTCGTGCCGCTGTTGAAATCCCGAAACCAGCGCGGCGTCTCTGCTCCGTCCTCATATACCCGCATGTCATAGCCAAGAGTTCCACACTTGCTGGCAGTTCCCAATGAGGCAGTATCAAGGGTAGTGCCGCAAATATTCACCGGGTAATTTTTCATCGTGCGATTGGCCTGGCTGTAAAGCGCAACCCAGCGCCGGTAAGCAAAGCCGACACCACCTGCTGATGTCGGAGTTATTTCAAAAGATGGGAAGGCATATTGATTGCCGGTTGTTACTATCGTTCCCAATGCGCCGCTGGAGCCAATTGTCCAGGTAGTTGTTCCTGGTATTTTCGCCTGCCAGATTGGATCAGCAGCATACATGTTATATTCAATCAGCGGTCCCGATTGGCGGCTGATAAGGGTTGGCACTGCATTCACGAACCATTGTTTGCTAGAGTTATTGCTATCCCCTGCCAGAAGTTCACTGGGATTAATATCGGGATTAAAGTAACCCTTTAACGTATCGATATAGGTATAAACCGGCGTGCCGATAGCCTTGATCTGTAATGGAAAATAAGCACCGCCATAAGTCTTGCCAGCATAACCAGGAGCCATATCCGGGCGATTGACTTCACCAATGGAAAACTGCGATTGAGCGCCAATGCCAGGTAATGCTGCCGTATAAGCCGTGCCATCGTTGATGTTATGCCCGTTATAACTTACTGGTTTTAGATTCATTGGGACAATCCTCGCAGAACATCAGCCAGTCCGTCGCCGGATTTGGGATAGATATTAATAGGCGCATAGAAGTGATTTACAGCTCCACTATCTTGACCAATAGGCGAAACCGTCACCCGTTCTCCGCTGGATGCAGTATGTCCTGCGCCAAGTTGGAAATTCTCACTATATCCCGGTGGAATGACAAAGGAACCGCCCGCAATATGGGCTTGCGAAGTTGGTGTCCAACCAGGAAGATGTGGCACCGATCCCGGCAATGGTGGTAAAGTGCCATTCGACCAATCAACGGATACATGAATGCCCCAATTTCCAGCCAGGGCAAGAATAGAATCGCGCAATTCAACAGCCTTGGCAGTGGCATCCAACAACTCGGCAGATGCTGTTGGCATATCTTTTGCTAATGATTGAACTCCAGTGTCAAATTGCTCTAAAGTAATCTGACCCCATTGATATTTTCTGGTTAAATCGGCAATTGCCCGATCCTGTTTTGATGTAGCCAGATAATGCGTCCCCAGGTCTTTATCCAGTACCCCAAGTGCAGCATCGTTATAACCCAAACTTGTAGCCCAACTACTCAAATTTCCCACAACCTTATCGCCGACACCGGTAAGATAAGTCTGCTGGGACTGTTTTAGATTATCCTGGGCAGTTATAACGTTCTTTAGAGCGTCGTCATATTGTCCTGTAAGAGTATTCAATTCTTGTTGTACGCCTACCAGTTGAGCCGCCTTCATTCTTTGAACGTAATAAGCATTTGATTCAGATAATGCGCTGGTGGCAGCTACTTTACGGGCTATACCTTCATTGATTATGCCGTCAGTTATATCTCGAAGCAAAGTCATTTGATCTTGCCCGTTTTGCATATCTACTGAGTGTTGGTAGGCCTTCATAACCCACTGCGTGCCATAGGCTTTTTGGGCTGCTATTTGTTCATCCCGACTCATCATCGTCGCTTCCATGTAGGCCGTCAAAGCAGGAATAGCGTCTTTTACGATTGTATTCACTACTGCATGGAAAGAATCATCTAATCTATCCTGTTGTTGTGCTAACCTCAAGCTGGCCGCATCTGCCTCTTTTGTAACAATCAATCCCTTTTCGACAGCATCGGACATTTCTTTTATGCCTTTACTGCCCTGCGCCATCATTTCGCCCATAACCAGACCGGACTTACCAAACGTGTCACCCAGAAAAGCCGCTTTCTGTTGGGCATTGGCGAGACTATTATATTCATCCGCTAATTTTTGTAAGCCCTGGATGCTTACATCAATTCCCTTTTTGGCGGCAATTCCTAAAGCGGATGTTAGTTGTTCCTGGGTTATACGTAAATCGTCAGCAACCTGAATCGCCCTGCTCGCATCCTCCGTAGATTGTCCCGAAGCACGCGATAAATCATGAACGACTTTGACATAATCCTGGTATTGTGCGATGGTCTTTGCTACTTCCTGAGAAACCATCCTCAGGCCTTCGACTACCACAGCGAATGAAATTAACTTCATCGCCCCGGATGCTATACCGGCAAATGAAGTCATATCCGTTTTTGCATCATTCAGGGTCGCCTTTAATTGGGTTGAATCACCCCGAATCATTGCAACAAGATCAGCAATAATTGTCATTATGATCGTGCCTTTGCCGAGCCGTCCTCAACCTTCAGGTATTCGTGAATGCGCTCCATACTTAGACCCTCGATATATTCCAGTGTCCAATGCGTTTTATAAACCATCTGCCATACAATCCATTCCAGCGGTGCACCTGCGCCATGTTTTAAGTGCATATACACCGCCTTACTCAGTTTGGGGCGTTCGGGTCCTCGGGATCAACATCGGGTTCGTTGCAAGCCTTGAAGAATGCTCTAATCAGGCGGCGGTATTCCTTATAGGGTAACTCTGATATTTCCTGCAAATTCATACCGCTCGCCTTCGCCAATACATCATCCCCGGTTTGCTCTTTTACATCCGAATTGAGTAATCTCCGGTAATCCGCAATGGATACCGATTTTAAATCAATCGTATATTTACCCATTAATTAGTCCCGTCTACGCGTGCGCCATTCTGCGTCCAGGAAAGCGAATATTCAACAACGGCGTTATAGGGAACATTCATTGAGATCCCGTCCGATATTGCCGGGATGGTCAATAGTTGCTTTCCGGCCGCAGTACCCTCTGGGCTGATTTTTAACGTCCCGGTCATGCCCTCAACCAATGCGGTCGCTATGCCAATCGATCCAGATTGCTGGAGAACTTGCATAGATGCCTTACCGGAAAATACACCGGTGACAAAAGACTTGGCCGTGTCTGCCCCTGCGGTCTGTTCGACCATTTCCACCGCCGGGTCATATTTCACGCCGCGGAAATCAGGAGTAAGAATTAAAGTTCCTACGGTCTGAATCCATGAAACAATACAAGCACTTCCTAAATAAGCTGGCATTTGATACTCCTTATGCGTCTAATCCAAAACGATACATCCCTCCGCACATCCATACTGGTTCGGTGTTTGGTAGGGTTTCTAAAAGTTCGGCGTCCATTTCACGCCATACAAAAACGTTTGAATAACCCGAAATACTAACAGATCCCTTATGAAGCAAATTGCTGACCTGGGAATCAATGCTTCCGGCCTGACCCGCACTTACTTTTGAATAGCATCTAATCCAATAAATCAATTCCCGATTGTCAGATGGGGTAATGTTCAGCGGTCCGCCGGCATTCAAACTGAAAACAACGTAAGGGTAGGTTGCATTCTCTCGCGCTTGCATGTTATAGATCGAGGCTGTTCCTGGCAAGAGAGCGGTCAATGCTGTACCCGCACTTAATTTGCCGAATATGGCACTACCCATGGCATTAAAAGTGCTCATTCGAATAACCTCCGCCACATTGAACCGTCATTCAATTTATTGGACTTGACTTCTACCGCAGGCCCAAGATAGGGTTGCGCTGCCATTTTGCTTGTTCCCAACTCAACATAAGCGGCGTAATTCATACCGGTGCCCACCACGGCCATCACATCACCGCCAGCTGCCGGGATTTCATTCTGCTCATGCCCTTCGCCATAATCCTTGTTCTCATTGGTATTGGTTCCATCCTTGCCGCGTGTGTGAATGCTGGATTTCAGAGCGCCGGTATCAATTGCCACTATATCTTTCGCCAATCCTTCGATTTCCAATGCAAAGTTAATCAGTACCACCTCCGTATTGGTATTCAATCCGGCAGCAATGCGGTCTAATTCAGTGGTGTCCAGATGAACGCTCGCCTGTGCATTGAAAGCACCCATATTCTCGGCAAAAGTAGGCATTAGATTTCCTCCAATTCAGCCCGCTTATCAATCATCCATGAACCACTGGTAATGCTGGTGATGTTATAGGTCACGCCATTACACATAAATCGGTTATCAGTTGTCAGCACCGTATCATGGGGAACAGTCAGGGTAAAACCGGCAAATGGATGAAGCTGACCGCCTGTCACCGGCTCCACACCGCGCTCCACATCTATTCGGCAGGGTATATTTGCCGTTGCCGTGCCCCACACAGTTGATTCGCCGCCCATGCCGTCGCTGATAGCCGTGCCCCCCAGGATCACGCCCACATCAGGCAACGTCATCCCTTCCAGGTCGGAACGCATACTTTCTAATTCGGCAGCGGATAATAAGTTAGTCAAGATTATCCTCGATTGGCGGGCGCGTATCTTCGCGGTAAATCTGAATGATGTTGGGTCCCGCTTGCCCTTCGTAGAATTGCCACATCTGCTTGCAATGATCCATATATTGTGAGCGTGCCAGGTTGTGTCTATCGGTTGAGAAATCGTACATTTTTGCGGCATTACCCATTTTCTTGCGCCACACCTCAGCCGCAGCTCCGTTCACATCATAGTAATAACCACTGATGAACCTGGCAGAACCATATTGGTCGTCAGTGAATTCAACCTCACCACTGACCGGTTCAAAGGTATAAAGAGTGCCGACGATGGATGAACCATAACCATCTCGAATGGTTGGCGTTCCCTCCCAATTAGTGTGTCCGGTATAATATTCTTTGTACTCGTAAATACTGCCAGCTCGGGTAGAGAAAATATCCATCTGCTCGTAATCAACTTCAGTTTGTTTCTTGTCCAGGATGTCTTGCAAATGTTTGTCGCTCCAGAAAGCCACACCCGCAACAGTGTAATCATTGACGCCAGCCTCACTCATTCCGCGCAATTCAAGGATAAGATCGGTCATGGTTGCGCGCACATCCGCCCAACGTACTGGAATAATCAGGCGCGCTACACTCTTGTCTCCGGTAGCTAGGGTAGCGGTGATATCCACATAATACATGCCTGCCAGAGTTGCCGCACTGACTGTCACCGGAACCACATTGGCGGTGATTATTCCCATGGCTACAGTGGCTGTCCCGCCGGATGGATAAGCGGATAATGTTCCGGCCGCGGCGGATACCGTCCCGCTGGCGGGCAGGTCATTGGTGAAGTCCACAAAATGAGTGCGAATTTCCCCGGTGGTTTGCGGTGTTGTATAGATTTCAGTTGCCATTAATCCTCCACATTCGCCGTCTGGCGGATATCTACCGGATAGAGACGGCGGTTGCCATGCATTACTATCAGGATAATAAATGGCGCATCATTCAATTGGGGTTGACTCATCTTACCGACTGTGAGCAAATAAATAGGCGCCACTGTCGCCTCATCGGATGTTTGTGTCTGTGTATTTGGGCTCATTACTCACCTTATACAATCGTGCCAATCTCATCCACATCGAAAGAATTGACAATCAAAGTGCCCGCCGCGGTGACTGCCGTCGGCGCGCAGGTACCCACCAGGATCAATGTGCCGGTATTGCAGAAAGCGATATGCGTGACCGTCCCTGAATAGCCCATGGTAATGGTCGCCGCTCCCGCCGTCATTTTACGACCACCTGCCACATCACCCGCCCCAATCGTAAAACTCGCTGTGGCGTAGGCCAGAGTACCCAAAGCATAAGTTGAGGCTGTCGCCTGCGCCGCAGTAGTCGGTATCGAACCGCAAGCGGCGATAATTGTGGTATTGCCCTTGTACCATGTCAGGGCCGCATCCACACCATCAGGATTACAATATTTTGCCATTTGTTATTTCCTATGACTTTTCTTTACAATCTTGCCGCCATATTTGCGATCCCAGCGTTTGGCAATGCCAGGTTTATGTACATGCATCCAACCGCGTTGTTTCTTGCTCCGATAAGGCATCTCGCACCGCCTTTACGCCTGGTAGAACTCCACATGCGCGACCGCAGCAGTTCCGTACCCATTGACGTGCAGCGTACCAAAATTATCAATTTCGGCAATTAATCCGGTTTGGTCTTGGGCAACATAACCCGGCGAGAGAGAGGTGGCGCTTCCAGCATTAACTGCCCAATAAACTGCCGCACCTTCAGCATGAATCCAGGCCCAATTCGACAGGGCGGGAATAGTTATGGCAGAACCCGCTGCAGAAGTGCCGCAAGGAACCGTTGACCCACCTTTGTAAGTAGACAAATACGGTACTAAATCACGATAAGCTACAGGCATTGTTTATATTCCTTATACTCTGAACTTGAACCAGTCATCTTTGAACGTGTTTTTCATCATCTCCAGCCGCTTGGCAACCGGGTAAATCCCATGCCAACCCATCACAATCGCATCCGGCACCAGGTTGACATTCACCGTAGAGTTCCATTTCGCCGGGCAACTAACGAATATATCCTTATACTTTTCCTCGACGATCATCTTATTGAACGATCCCTGTTCTGCCCAGCGCGGTTCACCCGGATATCTGCTCAGCCAATCATCAATAAATTCCACAACCAACGGCCCAGTCCTGAAATACATTACGCCAATATTGTGGTGCGCTTCCATGCCATTATCTTTGAACCAGGGAGCATTGTGTTCCACCGCACCAATTAATCCAGAGTTTGGATCACCTCCCTCCGCGAAGATTGTGCGTAAATCCACTTGCCCGTTTACTATTGCCGCATCACTATCTATCCAGGCGATAAATTCATAGCCCCGCTCGAGTGCCCATTTCAATAACCAAATCTTAGACCATCCACCATGCACATTCTGTTCGGGGTGGATGTCGCCCACTATATTCCAATAATCGAATTTAAAAGCTCTGGCATAAGACGCATGGCGCTGATAGGTCAACCGGTGCGCGTCGGCAAAGTCATTTGAGGACCAACATTGCTGAATGATCAATCCGGTATTCATAATGAAGCCTCAATTTCTGCAAGGATCGGCTTCCACTTCGTTTCTGTGATGACATCCACGTCATATTCAGCCAGAACTTGCTGTACTGCGTGCGCCGTTGGCGTAGCCTTGCGGTATTCGGCGCTCAGTAACGCTTCAATCGCCCGGATATGAGGCCGGTACTGGTAAGCTGCCAGGCCGGTGTAATAAGGCTCAGCGTCCTTCTTGTCAACCATGCGCCCGGCAAGACACAGTTCACTCATCGAAGTCCAGTCGCCCACGATCACCGGAATTCCACACGCCTGCGCTTCCAGGATGGGAATTCCAAACCCTTCTCCGGCGCTTACCAGCATGTGAACATCCAGCGAGTTATATAAGTTTGCCAGATAGTCTTGCGGAAAACCGACGTAGGTTTGATAGGGATTGCTCATCCCGTAATCCTTGCCCTCTACCAATCCCAAATTGCCGCATAATTCGGGGATATTGATCACATCCGCCTCACCCTCGCCGCGTCCGGTTTGCATAAAGTAGAACGTTTCCGGGTGGCGCTTATGGAAATTGGCAAAGGCGGTGATCATCTCGAAGAAGTTCTTGCGGCTTGGAAAACCCTTATTCATTGCCACTGTGCCCACAATCCACTTATCCAACGGGAACCCCAACGCCCTGCGGCTTTCGCTCTTTTCCATCGGGTGAAACACTTTTGTGTCTACCCCATGTGGAATATAGTAACAATCCAGACCGGCAGCATGTGTAGCTTTTTCGCCGAATTTGCTGATGGCGATCCGCTTATAAGCTATGTTCAATTTCGTGCGCACGATCTGCGGCATCGGTTCATGATCCACCGGGAACCAGGGAATCCACTTGAAACCCTGCGGATATTCCTCTACGTTCATCACCCAGGTGTCCATCAATGAAAACATGACCTGCGCCCCAAAGTTGGCGGTATGAGTCACGGCAATATCATTCCCATAGGGATGATATCGTTTGGGAAAGCAGGGTATTCCGTTGACAACCATAGCACCGCCTTCCAGACCGAAATAGCAGATTGCCGCTGGCTCGTGTCCTAGTGCTTTTATGCGTGGCAAAAACAAGCCAGTTTGTTGACCATACCCTGAACTTGACCAGGGGCTATTCGATAACCAAGTAAACCTCATGACGGTATTCCCCTTTCGCGTCTTCCCCAATAAATGGCTGCCAGGGCCGGGGAAAAGCCTTTTCGCTGTAGGCTAGGCAGCCACTGATAACCTTATCCGTCGCGGCCTTGCAGGTAGTTGATGCTGACCATGGTCGGAGCTGTGATAGTCCCAGCCACCAACAGAGCGAGCCAACAACCGGCAGTGCCAGGCGAGACGATATGACTCGCCAGCGTGAGAGCGCAGGGAACACCGGTTGCCAGCGTGCCCAAGGCCACAGGTAAAGTGCCCAAAGTACCAGCCGCAACCACTACCGGAATAGTCCCTGACCCAGCGTTGGTGTATTTACCAAGTACCATGGAGCCGTAAATACCTCCTGCCGTGCCCAAGGCCATCACGTTAGCCGAAGTAACCGTGATAGCACCATGAGAAGCAGGCACGAAAACCACCGGGAAGATTGCGGCAGAAGCGCATAAAGTTCCGATTGAAACATTTACAGTTTTTAAGTCGCCAAAAGCAGCCATTTCATATCTCCTTTTAGCCTGTCACGGCTGAGCCAACAGTGTTGATGCAGACCCCAAACTGAGGCCGCCAAACACCCTTGGCATATACGGCTGAAAGGTTTAATTCCCAGGCGCGTCGTGAAGCATCGCGCTCGGGCTCGATACGCGGAGCACGCCGCCAGTCAATGGCCAGCGCAACGCGTGAGAACATTCCGCCATAAGTAGCCGTGCCGGATGCAATCGAGACATTTCCATCCATGTAGATAGAAACGCCGGCCACAGTCTGTACATAAAAGCGGTTTGCAACTTCGTCAACCAGGGCAGGCGAATTTGTCACCGCCACGCCTGGACCGATAATGGTGCCTAAACTAAAGTATTGATTTGGGTGCAAAACGCAAACGTAAGGTTGTGGTGCATAAGCAGCCACTAATTTGGCGCGAGCAGCTAAGAACTGCCCCCAGGTCAATGCGGTTGAAGTCCCGCCAACTGTTCCGCAGGTGAAAGATGAGAACAAGGCTGCTAGATCGGTATCGACCTTCTGACCCATAGCCGCCCCCAATTCTTGCAACATATCGGCACGCACACCGAAAATATCGGATTCTGCGCGCTGATCGGTGAGCAAGAACTGCGCTCCATATTCAGCAGGAGTCAGGGTTTGGTCGGTTGAGGGAGTGAAGGCCTGTCCAGCCAGATCATCACGTTCATTGATTGCCCCGATGGTAACGGCTCCATAGGTCGAATTGGTACGAACTGCCATACCAGTACGATCATTGATGCCCGTAACCAGGGCACTCATCACATCATTCTCACGCGCGGTAAACAGTACGTCTGCCCAAACTGTGTTGACGTATGAACTGATATCAGCGTAAGTATTGAATACTGCCATTGTTTAGTTTCCTTTTATGGCTAAGATAAGTTATGTTTTGGGTTCGGGCGCCATTACGCCTCCGCCCATTTTGCGAACCACTGCCGGGTCATACATATTCGCTCCAGAACCATGAATTCTGGCTGATTGTTGTGCAACCGTTTCGCCTATTACGGCCCCACCGGGATTGGTCGGGCTAACTGTGGGCGGCGGTTTGGGTCCTTTCGGCAGCGCATCGAATATAAGTTTGGCATCGGCTTCCATCTCTTCAGAGGTCTCCCCCTGAATACGGTCAGCCAATACATCGGGCAGGCCAACTTTGCGGGCAACTTCTGCACGCTTGGTGGTGACTTCGAGTTTTTTGAGTTGGTTTTGCAAGTCTTTGGCTTCTTTCTTCAATCTCTCGATCTCGGGAAGTTCAGCATCCTTGCGTGCCTTCTCAGCAACCTCCATGTCGTCGGCCTTCTTCGCCTTGGGTTTTAGGTCTTTCACCTCACTGCGTAATTTCTCAATCAGCAGCATGGCGCGTTCTTTGTCATACGGTTCCTCGACCAACGGCTCTGCCGCCGGTGTTGGGATTTCTGCCACTACCTGAGTGGGTTCTACTGGATCAGACATTGTTAAGTTCCTTTCGTGAGTTAACACAAAAAAGCCCGTCTCATCTAGAGACGGGCTGGTTGACCAGGCGGTCGGTATTGTTGTGCGCGGGGACGAATACGTCGCGGCGCTATTGAATTACGAAATCATTGTACCACGATTATTCAGAATTACTATCCTTACTTTCTAACTCCTTTCGAAGAGCTGCCACAATAGCACACAGTGCCCTATAAACACACCACCAAAACTTGTTACTAAGAATCATTCACCCACCAAATCTTTCAACGCTGCCTCAACTCGCATGGTTCCATAATCCGCATTCTCGACCTGCTTTGACAATTGCGAGAGTTCGAACTTGCCCGCTTTCCATGCATCATACTTGCCGGGACCCAAAAGTTTACGTTGTTTATCTTCGCTCAACTTCATAAACTCATCAATGCCTTGGCGTCTATCAGGGTTCGGGTCCAGCATCGTGACAGGAATAGGGGAGCAACGGCAGTTATAATGCCCGTCCAGTGGTTCATCCAATTCGTGAAATGTACCATCCAACACATAACAGGCTTCACAAGTAAGATCATCCAATTCTGCGCTCCAGGTCCAGCCCTTCACGATCTCCATTTTATATTGTGCATTGATGTTCTTATAATTCTGCCGACTGGCTTCCCGATATGACCATAACTGCACCGTCCTGGCTGTGCGCAAGGCCGCCGTAAGAGATCCGCCAAGATCATGCTTAATCAATCTGGCAATCTCACGCGGGTTGAATCCCAACGCCACATTGGTGATAATTGTCTCACTCACTGACCGCGCCGTGAATTCACCATAGCCTTCCAGTGTTTTGAATAGACTACCCTCTGGGTCCAAGAAGTGCAAAAGTTGCTTGATAACATCCGGGTTGAGTGTGTTGAAGCGCACATTGACACCCAATCCGGCCTCGGTCAATATCCGCCTGAGCAACAATATACTATCCTTAGACCCCTGTAATATTGCATCATTGGCGATGGACCGCAATTCAACCTTCATGAATGCGGCATATTGTTCTAGTTCCTTAACGATGGCTTCCATCAAGTCTTTGTACTGCGCCAGACGCATGATCTGGCCGCCGGTCATCTGCCCGCCTGCCTGTTCAATCTGGATAAGTAGCAACTCAATCCGTGGAACCAGGTTAGCATAAATATCAAGATAAGCGTTTATCAGACGTTTCAATGCCACTGCATCCTTGGCGGCCATTGCCTTATTGAATTTCCGTATCATTACCTCTACATCATTGGGTTTAGTTATTACCATAATCCATGATCTCCTTCAACTCGTCCGCAGGCAATCTTGGTGTCATATCTTCCATCGCATCTGCCTGGAAGCCAGTACTCGACACACGGGGGTATTGCTGGTAATTGGGGTCGATCATTACCTCACAGATGATCGGTGAATCATTCTCAATCAATAAATTCATCCTTGGAGAAAGAGTATTATTTTCGGCAAGATGTCCCGTAACGTATGAAAACGGTATTTCAAACGCCTCAGCAAGCGCGCCAATATCCGGTAATGTTAACCCACTCTCAGGATCGCATCCCACATGCCGCCCCTCGAACCTGGCGTTCTGCATATTCCTGATTGACCCATACCCATAGTTATTGAACACGAAGAACTTGATAGGCAAATTCAACCGCCTTACCACTTCCAATTCCTGTATGTTGAGCATGAACCCGCCATCGCCGGTAACGCAGATCGTGCGCCTGCCCCCACTACCAATGCAAGCGCCGATTGCTGCGGGAATGTCAATTCCCATTGCGCCAATGGTAGAACAGTTTACTATCCGCTGTCCTTGCTTGACTTTGAACGTTTGCAGGAACGAATTCGGAGCTCCACCTGAACTGCCAATTGCCAATACATCATCCGGCTGGCACATGTCACTCAGAATGCGCTGAAAGTAGAATGGGTCAATATAGTCGCCCACTTTGCCCTCAAGTTCTGGTCTGAAACGATTGTATAGCGCCTTGCACCAGGAGAGCCAGTTTGTATCATCAGTTTCTGGCGTTATACCTAAGTATTCAGACATGCCAGCCTTACATAGTTGCACATAGTAGGGTTTTGATAAATCAATTTTTTCTTTATCCCAAAATTCCTTCCTTCTCTTGTCTTTTTCGCTTTTGTGAGTACTCGGCAATTTATCTAATTCGGCCTGGTCAATGTCATAAATAACTTTATATGCCCTTGGTGCAAAGTTATCAATCCTGTGCGCCACTTGTTCATTATCCAGCCTTGCGCCAAACACATAAAGTGTATCCGCTTTCTGTTGGATGATATTCGCTGCCCGCTGGCCATACACGCCCGGACGCCCGCAGAAGGCAGGATTATCTTCTGCCACAAGATCAATAGCCATCCAGGTAGTAAGAACTGGTATACCCAAGTCACAAAGATGAGTGACTAACGCTGGATTGTTTCGACAACCGTTACCTATCAAAATAACTGGCTTATACATGGCAATCCTTTCGTGCTATACTGTTCCTGGAGGTACAAACTATGGTACTATCAATCGTTTTCATGGTTATCATACTTGCCCTGAATTTATTGGGCTTTCTCAATACGCTCAACACTACCATGCTGTTAATCTTCTTCGCCGCAATCGGCATCATGTCTGAAATCCATGGACTGAGGCCCAAAAAGGATGAGTCGCATTAGATTTCTTCCATCTGTACATCCAAAGGTACAGATAACCAGCATGGGCCACGACGCTCTTTAAGACAATCATATATCATAGCAAGAGCCAATCCCTGCGCCATATCACCCTTAAGGGGCTGAGCTGCGTATTTTGTGATGTGTTCAACCATTGGCACAATATCAATTTCCTGAATGCCCCGTGTCCTCAATCCACTATTGCCAATCAGGGTGTCACTTCTGGGCTGCCCGCTTATGAATAATACAGGCACGCTGTCAACCCATGCCGCCGCGCAGGGGGTCACCGCATTACAGGCTCCTGGGCCGCTTGTCACCAGGCATACCCCCAAACCGTTTCTGATTTGTGCATATCCAATCGCGGCAAAGCCCGCACCCTGTTCATGAAGCATAGATACCGCCCTCAATCCACTGCGCCCAAGCGCATCCACCAGATAGGCTGCGCCGCCGCCTGGGACGAAAAAGACGCAATCCACGTACTGTTTTAGAATGTCGAAAATGGCTTCACTTGTGTTCATGTTTCAATTCTCTCATTTCTTCAGTTACATCAATGTCTTTATAGGGATAATTCCTGAAAACATGATAGCGCACATTGCAATAAGGGCAGACGAACGTTTCCTCCATTGTAAAAAATAAATCGCAGTCTGGTAGTTTTGTTATACAAAGAGCGGTAAATGGATCGTAGTGCCAAACATCGCTACCGCAATTGTCGCACGTCCCATGATAGCCCCCCAAAGTGTATATGCCGCCTATCTCATAAGTCTTATCGTCTGTGTTCATAATCGCCAAAGTATCCTTTCTCGTTGGTCAACATCAAGATAATCCGGCGCGCCATAGATATACTGGCAATCACGGCAAGCTGGGTTCTTGTAACGCTCGCCATATAAATGCATTCGCCAGAAGTCCCTTATCTTCTCGCTGCCCCAAATCTCTTGCAATGTGTTTTTGCGCATGTCGCCAACGTTCACCTGCGTTGACCAGTCAAAGCAGCACAGATGTACAATCCCCTCGACGTTGATCATCAGGGTATAGAAGATATAAGGGCATGTAACGTTTGGCGTTATGGGATCGCCATTAATTGTAAGTTCTGGCCTGGCCTGTCCCAGGGTCGTGTTATAAAGCATCCCATTATTCCACTGCATCGGATATTCGACATCGATGACGTCAGAAATGGGTGCAAAAATGCGCTTGAATTCATCAACATTTGTATAGGGTGTGTTCAATGGAATAATCTTATTATAAATACGGCAGTTGCCTCGATGTTCGTACAGATCGGTCACGCCCGCTAAAATCTTGTCAAACATTCCCTTGCGTCTCGTAAGACGCTCATAACCTTCCTCGTTGACCGCCGCAATGCCAATATTAATTTCAGTCATACCCGCATCAATCAATTTGCGATTGAAGTTGGGCTCCAACATGCTGGCATTCGTGCGCACAATGTGAGACGCGAATATATGTTTATCCACCGCATATTTGACCAGTTCGATAAACTGCGGGTAAATCATGCTCTCCCCCATGCCATTGTAATAGGCCTTATAAGGTCTATCTGAATGCGGGAATTCTGCAAATTGATCGATGGCCCTTTTGAATAATTCCGGGTCCATATCCATACGCTTGAAGCCAACGCGCTTGCGTTCATCCTCCCGAGCGGTTGGGCAGAAGATACAGGCGAAGTTACAGCGCGTGGTTAACTCAAACATTGCCGCAAGCGGCCGTTCCAGGGGTGCGAGTGCTGCCAGGTCAAGACGGTCGGTTACTGGTTTCATCACATCCTCATCAAAAGTTCATAGCGGTAGCGGTCAATATTGTCCGGCGCGCACATCAAATAATAGCAATTGGCACAGGCCGGATTATCGCCACGCTTGCCCAGCAGCATCATGCGCTGCATGTCACGCATAGCATGACCATCCCAAATCTGCTTAATTGACTGTTTATTTACATCCCCGACAATCGTATTGTGTGCCCAATCCTCGTTACACAAAGAAACAGACCCGTTCCAATTGACAGCCATTATGTAGAAAGGCCAGGGGCAGACGATCTTAGGCGTCAGCGGTATTCCGTCATAGGTATCACTTTTGATGCCTAGGGTAAAATCCTTGATGCCACTCATGCTCCAACCATGTAGATTTTCCACGGCAATGTAATCACTGACCGGCGTGAAGTCAGTATAGAACTTATCAATCTCAGCCTCGGTCAAACCGCTGTTTACAATGGATGCGTAAATCTTGCAATCTCCACGCCTGGCGTATAAATCCTCCAGGTTATCAAGAAACTTGCCATAATCCATATCCACACCGGAAATGCGCTTATACCCGCTGGCGCTGACGTGCTTGACAGAAATTCCCAATATATCAAGTCCGGCATCAACTAGGCATTGATTGAGTTCGGGAGTAAGCAATAACCCGTTGGTCTTTGTCCATATCCTCTCGGTAGTCCCTGATTGTTTCAAATATGCGACCATCTCAGGAAAATGTTTATTCACCAATGGTTCGCCATCTTTGTAAAGTAATATATTTTTCAGCTTGCGCGGAAAATATTTTAGATCGTCTACCACCTTCTTGAACAGATTGAAATCCATCACCCCATTGGGGCGCATCTTCTGTAATTCCTTATCGCCGGTCGGGCAGAAGATACAATGGCAATTACATAGATTGGAAGGATCGATATATAACATGAACGGCATATCCAGCGGGATAACTTCTTCCAGTTTGACGCGATCGTGTGCTCGCAGATCGGCAGCAATGATTTTCATTTCAAAATAAATCCTCGCGGCGCTCCACATTGTGAACAGAATCGATTAGATAATGGGTTGGGACTGGCGCACCATAAACACATAAATTCATTGCTCTGGTTTTTCACGCCAAATAAAGCGGTGTCATTGCTATAAAGACTTTTCCGAAGCGCGTTTATGATGTCGAAATTATTGGCATAGAGTTCAAAATTCGCCCTAATCAGTCCATCATAATCCATTGAATAACTCATTGAATTTATTTGCAACCATTTATCTTGCACTAAATCCTCCGTCCACAATCAAAGTAATACCCGTGATATAATCCGCCGCCTTGCTTGCTAGAAACATCACCGCCCCCGCCACATCAGCAGGCTTGCCAAACCTGCCCGCCGGTATCCGACCCCGTATCACTTCGGCATGTTCCTTGTCATCAAGTAGCGGTTTGAGCATGGGCGCATTGATGAAACCGGGCGCAATGGCATTGACCTGGATATTATAGGGTGCCCATTCGTTTGATAGGCATTTCGTCATCTCAATCAATCCAGACTTGGACACTGAATAACCAATGCAAAAACGTGTTCCCTGAATTCCTGCAATACTGGCAATATTGATGATCTTGCCGCCGCCCCTGGGGATCATAATTCGTGCAGCCTGCTGGCAAAGGTCAAATGCGGCGGTCAGATTGAGTTCCATATCCTCATCCCATTGCGCCAGGTTGTAATCAGCGGCCGCATCAAAAGATTGCGCCGCAGCACAGTTTACCAATACATCCACCTCGTCAATCTGTATATATTTCCTGCTAACCCGGCTGGATAGATCATAGCCATAGGTTCTTGAAACCTGTTGCACTTCATACCCCGCATCATGCAAGGCGATCACAATTGCGCTACCAATGCCCCCACTACCTCCCGTTACTACTGCGTTCATAGCACAATTACCTCATTTTTATAGCCACGCTCTTTAATCGTTTTCAATATACTCGCCTCCTGGTTCTGGACCATCACCAATATTGGTGCATCACTTTCGACATGATCCAATATTGGTATGCCCCCAATAGACGAGCCGCGAAAGTCCTCATTCAAATCAACAAATTGCAAGATATTCAATTTGGCTTTTGTTAGTAGATGTATCAGTAAGTCGCCGCAACCCCATACGATAACAGGGACAGTGATCTTATTTAATGCCTGGAGCTTCAGATTTACCTCATAATTAATGTGCTCCTGAGATTTTCTATAGATTTCCATCGGCGACTTCCTGGGCATATAAATCACGCGGTAACAATACCCGAACGTATATAGAGGCAGTATCTCTCCATGTACGGGATAATAGTCATAAATTGCTAATAACTTATCGAGAACCCAGGGGGCAAATTTATTAATGTGTCCCTGGTTATAATCCCAGATCGGTAACATGACTTGCAATAGTTGAACCGCATCTGGAACCTCAATCAGGAAAGCTCCCCCAGCCGCCCGGACTGATGATGCCAGTTTATCCATAGCGCCGCGCAGGTCATATATATGCTCCAGGACGTGTGAGCATATCAATAAGTCAATCCTGTCCGGCAATACTTCACACACATTCACGGTCGAGGCACTGGCATAACCCAACTCATTCAACCGTTTTGTTATATACCCTTCGCCGCCGCCAAAGTCAACAATACACCCACCTTTGTCTGGTATGAGTTTACGAGCCATTTCTACAATCTCATCTTGCCGCTTATGGTTCTCGTCACAGGCCAATACAGGTGTATTTCCGTAGTGTTTCTGATAATACTCGTCATAATCCGCCTGTGTGCGGTCATTGTCATAATAGATAAGGCCGCACTCACATAGGCAGATCGTGTTCCTGGCGGGCAAAGTCCAACCATCGGGAACGATGAAGTCCATCTGCCAATCGTCTACACGTTTCTTACTTCCACATACCGGGCATTCAGTTCTCACGTTTATAATCCTCCACGCTTCTCTTGATTGCTTCCTTGAAACCAATCTTGACATGTAACCCTAATTCATTTTGAGTGCGAACCGTGGTGGGTAGATACCACTTTTGCCGTTCTTCACTCATCTTGTTCTCTATAACGATTTCAGGTGTTTTGTCGAAGTTGTAACTTACTTCCTCTGCCAGATGCTGGATAGTCACCGGATATTCACTACCCACGTCATAGATGGCTCCTGGTTCACCGTCCAGTAATATCTTCCATAGCCATTCTCCCAGGTCGCTGCCATACATGTACGAGCGAACCGTTTTGCCATCGCCCAGGATGCGAATGGGACCGCCATTCACTGCGTCCCTGATGAATTGCCCAATGGCGAAGTTGTCCCATTTGAGATGAGATCCGCAGAAGGTGAACATACGGGCAATGCGCACATCTAACCCGCTGGCAAGCAGCATGTTCTCGCTTTCCAGTTTCATCTTGCCGTAGTCGTTGAGGGGATTGGCATAGACCGCACCGGATGAGGCGAAGAGGATGCGGGCGTTACAGCGTTTGGCAAGTTCTATAACTTTGTCAGGCAGGACAGGCGCAAGGTGAATAATATATTTACAACTATGCGGCCATGCGGCAGCGTTGTTATAAATTATTTGGTTCATAGGTCTTGTAACTATATCCATTAATTTGTCACAGGCTGTTTTCCACAACCAATATCCCACAAAGCCAGAACCACCGGTTATTAGGACATCGTTCATATTCCCTCGCAATACTCCGCAATCTTTGTCTACTGTTTTAGAATGGCAATAATTTCATTTACTTTATAATTGACCAAACTTTTTAGGAGGCGTTCTTCAGTTTTGATGATTTCTTCTGGCACGCCAAGTTTAATTAGTCTGGAGAGACGATAAGAACGATATATCAGTCGCCGAATGGTATCTAGTATCATCGGATTAATTCTTTCGTCTTTATAAAATGCCTCTAATTGTTCATCATCATCAAATGGCAAAACAACTTTTAACTCCATCTCATTCTCCTTTCTCTATATATACCAGTCTAAGTAAAGCAATCGTTACAATCCCTCGCAATATTCTGCTATTTTATTAGCGGCATAGTCTAACTGTTCTATTGACAATCCCGGCCAGCATCCAATCCAGAAGGCGGTATCGTGAATGTTGTTGGTATTAGTCAGTTCGCCATGAATACGATAATTGATACCCTCATAAGCAGGCTGTCTCAGCAGGTTGCCTCCAAATATCGGCCTGTTATGCACCCCCCAACTGTCCAGGAAGCGACACAGATGATTGCGCCTGACAGGTGGCTTGCACAGTAAGGGGAAGCCGAAGGGTGAGGTAGCATACCAGGGCGGACTGGTAAAGTAATTATTCATGGTATTAAATTTGTTGTAATCCTCTATTCGTGAAAAGGTAAATAATTGATTCCATAAATGAAGATAATTTAATTTCCGCAAATTGATGAATATTTGCAACCTGTCCATCTGCGCGCAACCAATCGCCGCCGCCATGTTTGTTCCCTTCAGGTTATAGCCAATATGCGAGTAGGTATATTTATGATCGTATGGACCATCAAAGCGCTTAAAACAGGTATTGTCATGCCCTGGTTCGCACCAGCAATCACGGCCCCAATCACGAAATGAACGCACTAACTTTGCCAGCAATGGGTTGGATGTGACCACCATCCCGCCCTCTTCTGTGCTGATTTGATGAGCTGGGTAGAAACTGAATGTTGCCAGGTCGCCAATTGTGCCGCGCTTGCAACCGTTGATTTCAGATCCCAGAGCATCACAACAATCCTCAATCAGCCAGATGCCCCATTCCTGGCATAATTGATATAACTCGTGCAACTTGACCGGATAGCCCAATGTGTGAGCCAGAATGATCGCCCTGGTCTTTGTTGTGATTGCATCCATTACCACCTGATGATTAGCCACATATTCGGGTATCATCACATCCACGAATACGGGCACCGCGCCAACCTGCAATATCGGATTAACTGTCGTTGGAAAGTTCAGCGCCGTTGTGATCACCTCATCTCCTGGCTTCAAGCGCCTGTCTCCCAATTCGGGAGCCGTGAGTGCACTCATTGCGAGCAGGTTGGCTGAGCTGCCACTGTTGCAGAACATCGCATCCTTCACACCCAGGTATTGCTCGAACTTGCGTTCGAATTCAATTGTCCAGTGTTCTGATTGGACGCCGTTTAGCAACTCATTGGCGCATTGGATGAGATTATCACGCTCCTGGTCGCCGTACAATTTCCCTGAGACAGGGACAATCATTTTATTACCTTATTTTGCTCTTGCTGACGCACCATTTGATCGTGTTCCAATTCTTTTCTGATTGAGGTTATATTTTTTTGGCTTTCATTATGTTGGCTGTCTGCCTGTGCAATTCGTGCCATAATACCCATCCAACAGGCAATACCAATGATGGCAACGCCAGCCGTCACCTGACTAGCAAACAAAAGCCCACCAATTACCACAAATACTGACAAAACGACTAATAACTGTTTCATTCTTTCCTCCACGGCTTTCCATTATTCCATGCCGTTTCTAATATTTCTTTGTCATGCAGTGTGTCCATGCACTGCCAGAACCCTTCGTGACGGTAAGCCGTCAGAAGATGCGCCTCAGTCATCCTTGCCAACGCCCCGCTTTCCCAGGCCTCATCGCCATGAATATAATCTAACGCTTCAGGTTCGCACACAAAAAAACCACCATTGATCCAGCTCAAGGATTGATGGTTGTAGTTAATAACATAATCCCGTTCCAGTATGCAGTTACCGAAACGACTAGGCGGGTGAACGGCGGTAACAGTGCAATATGATTCATGATATTTGTGAACCATCATCACTGAATTCAAATCAACATCACTTACACCGTCACCATAGGTGAGCATGAAGCGTTCACCCAGATACTTTGCCAGCTTTGCCACACGTCCGCCCGTGAACGTTTCAAGACCAGTGTCGATGAGCTGGACATTGTACGGCAAGTATGCGCCAGCCAGCCATTCATCAATACAGCCGATCTTATAACCGCCCGCAATTAGAAAATCGGAATAGCCGAAATAGGCGTAAATCCGCATGATATGCTGAAGCATTGGCATGTCGCCAATCTTCACTAACGGTTTGGGGATGTCGCCGGTCAACTCAGCAAGGCGGCTTCCCCGACCACCTGCGAGTATGACAACTTTCAAGTTATCTCACTTTCTGTTTCATCGCCGGGTTATTATTCTGCTTCATGCCGCCATTACTTGTAAACTTGTTCAGGAAGAATGTGCCCAGATCGCCCTGCGCCTGCTCATTGGCTGCCTGTTCGTCATCGATGCGTGTCTTTTCGGCTTCCCAATCCTTGTAGCCGCGCTTGTCATATAACGTCTCCTGGCTGATAATGCCAGCCTGTTGGTCTTTCATCAGGATAGATTGTTCCTCAACCTCATTCCCGGGCAGCGGGTTAGGCCATACCAGTTCGCACTCTACTGGCTCTATATTAGCCAGGATAAGCAGGCGCCGGTTGATTTCCTTCAAACCATCGCCATACAATTCCCGCTTGGTGTTGGTCTTGCTCAGTTCATCCTGATAAAGAACGTGCAAGCCAAAGTTAGTCAATGCGCCCAACTTGTCACTGAAGGATGACAAATCTACTGTACGGGTAATATCAAACAATGACCGGCGCAATGCCTCCATGAAGCCAGTGGCTCCAGGCAGATCACTAAGAGGCGGCAGTTGATTAACCTCCGCCAGGGGATCATTGTAAGACGGCATGTCATCGGGACCCATTGTTATATCTTTCTTTTCCCCCAACATCTTGCCCCAACGCTGTGGATGTGCAAACAAGCGAATGACCTTACTAACATTGGATGCAATGAAGTTATAACGGTCTTGCAACTCAATAACGTCATCCGTTATGTCAGGCAGGCCCCAAATCTCCCCGACCTGCGGCATGTTCTGCCAATGAATAATTGGCGGAAAGTCGTAATTCCATAACGTTTGTTTGATCAATTCCCACTTACCGCCGGTATCAACACCAGCCTCATAATTGCGAATTATCCATGAATTGATGACTGGATTGTCAGTAGCTATGATTGTCTCCTGCCCATCTGCTCCAATAGAAATGGCAAAGTTATCGGCATCAGTCGTCTCTTTCTTCGAGATTTCCTTGCCGTCCAACCCGACTGTTTTATATTGGATGGTATAGCGGATCACCTTATCCAGATCATCAGGGTCGGTATCGATGCTCATAAATGCCGGGTCCAACGGTACAAGACGGGTAAATAAACCACCCGTGACAATCTTATTGAATACCATCCCGCTCTCACCGCCATACATGCCCATCTTGTGCAACAGGATTGGTTTCAGGTTCGCTTTATATACACCGTCGATATAGGTCTGTTGGGCAGAAGCATCGCCATATTCAAACTCAATACCCTGATCGAATAGACGACTTACACTGCGATTGAGTAACAAGCCGGTATAGTTGACAACCAGGTTATCATCAGCCTGGTTAGAACGCACGCGTATAAATCGCTTCTGGATGCCCATGCGATATTCACGCCGCCGGATGATGAAGTCTGTCTGTTTCTTGTATTCCTGGTCTGCGCCAAGTTGCAGCCAGTCAACAATACGATTGCGAATTGTGTCAATTAAATTCATGTTTTACCATCCTGCGAACGGGTCTGTTACAACTTCCGCTGAATATTCGTTCATGTCGTCCTCGTAAGCATATCTTGTCGCATCGATCAAGTGATTGTTCATCTCGATCGGCATTCGGATTGCCTTACCGTCTTTGTCCTCTTTCCACTTGTACTGCATGATTTCATTTTTCGTATAGATGCAATTTTTATCGATAATCAAGGTCTGTTGTTGTAGCCACTGTATTCCAAACAGAACACTATCCTTTCCCTTACGAGCTGCTTGCACATTGACACCGCGCCGACGTAATTCTTCAATTGACTTTGGCTCGGCGCTATCGCATTTAACATAGTCCTGCCCAATAATCCTTTTGACTTCCACTGCCAGCCAGTCATTTGTCAGACCCTTCTCGTACAATTCATCAAAGAAATAGATGGTCTTGAACTTGCGATCATAATGCGACACGCTAAGAGCCGCCGGATCGCTGGAGAAGCCAAAGTCGAGCCCATTGCGGTGATTGGTAAACTGGTCCCGCATTTCAGAAAGGTCGCGTACTTCCCAATTCTTGAAGATGACATTGCCCAGGATGCCCCAATTCCCAAAGGTGTAAACATCTCTGTAATATTTGTCGGTTTCATTCTCTAATCCTTTTATGTCGTCCGGCGTCAGAAAGCGGTTGTGGATGTACCAGGTCTTCATAATGCTCAAATCGTCATTATGGTATTCCGTCTGGTCATCTGCCCAGCCAATCTTGCTAAAGTATTCCTCATAAATCCAGTGGGATTGTAGAATAGGATTGAAGGATAAGGTAAGTTCCTTCAGTTCCTTCTCATCACCGCCACGCTGGCGCTTGAACAGTTGCTTGATTGTGTCGCGCTCTGCCTCAGTAGCCTCCTCAAACCAGATATCGGTCCAGGCGCCCTTGGCCGGCACAATCGACTTCAACTTCTCAACATCATCCATGCCGACAAATGCGATCTGATAGCCATTGGTACAGGTGATCAGCATTTCGCTTTTGTTGATGTTGAACAGCCGTTGAACGCCCCAATCGTTGATAACCCGACATATTTCAGCATAGACACTCATGCGCAATGTCCGGGCAACTTGGCGAGCTACCAAGTAATTGCGCCCGCCAGACATTACCCGATAAACTGCACGCTGGGCAAGGAATACAGATTTTCCAGAGCCGCTGCCGCCGTAAAAGATTTGGGTTCGTGCTAAATTTTTAAGGTACTTTATAAAAACTTCATTGAAAACTATTGGATCAATCTCAACTTTCATGCTTCAACGTCACAAAAATAGAATCGCCATCTGCGCCAGTAACTTCTGTTTTCTGCATTGCCTTTCCAAATCTGCGATCCATAAGCATTTCGATTGCCTTGACATCTCCGCGCCGTGCTCTCTTTTTGAGCGTGCCAATAATAAACAGCCAATCATTCTCAGAAACAACGGAATCAATTAAAGCAGTAATGGATAATCCATCTTTGGGTCGTCCTCCAGGATTACCGCTTGCGCCTTTTATAAATCTTCCCGTTGTTGGGTCTTTAAGAACCATCGCCTGATTTTTTCCTATTCTGAGGTTCTGCCTTCGCTGTAAATGTTAGATATAATCCTTGTCTTTGTGCCTCTGCCAGCATCGCCATTTGTGGTATGGCATCCTCCGGTAAATCCAATGTCACTCTTACGCCATGATCTGCTAGTGTTTGCACCTTGTAAATTGACGCCTCAAATTTAATTGTCGCCGTCATTCCTGCTCCGCCCTAAACTCCGGCTGGCGGAAGGGATCGGGCTGGAGATGGGTTAAACGTTTCGCCTTCTCCAATTTCTCAATGCGCTCACCACAAAGAGCGATCCACAAAGATAATCCATCAATGCGGCCGCTTTGAGCATCTACCACATCCTGAAAATATTTGAGTTTCTTTTTCAGTTTCTTATTTTTCATCATTGCCTTTTCCTTGAAGCCGGGCAGGTGAGCATGTTTGGCGAGACAGTCGCCCAGGAGGCACCCGCCCGGCTGCAAAGAATTTAATGCACGATCTCCACCGCATGGGTAATGATCGCCCAGATAAAAGCGATGAGTGAGCCACCGCTTATTGCTGCCACCCCAGAAAGCACGGCAATCCATAACTTAACTACCGGGACTACTTTCTTTATTTCCTCGAATTCCTTGACCAGACCCGGCATGTCGTGTTCGCCATACAATTCCCGCTCATGGCATTCAACCAGTTTTGACAGGGATACTAATTCTTTTTCATGCCTGTCGACTTGTGGTTTGAGGGTTGCCACGGCGGTCATGCCGGCGGTTTCCCAGCATCAACCGATCCAGTCAGTTTAGCGATCTGTACAGCATTAGTCAGTGGACTAATAGCGAACGTAGATTGGTTGGCGATCACTGACAATATCAGGATCGTAACCAATTGCATCAATCCAGGTTGGTCGCATGTCACGCCGGTGAGCACACTCGCACAGGATAGGCCAAAGACAGCTCCTGCAGTAAGAACTAAAAGACCCAACATGATCAATCGTTTATAGGTTGGATCTAAAGCGGCGAACTTGACATTCAAGCCAGGGACATATGAGAAAACAAGGGAAAGTACAACTCCAGCAATGAGAGCCAACATTTCAGGTGTTGGCGTGACTGCAATGCCAGGCGGTGCATCTTTGAGCGGTGCGGCCAGCACGGGGATAACGAACGCCAGCAAGAGCACAACAATCAGCAACAGTGTAAAGGCGATGCGAAAAATGTGTTTCATATTACCCTCCATCAAAGAATATTATTTTATCTAGGGATTAATTCATCCGCACAAGATAAGTTTACCACTATATGATTATTTTACAATAGCTACTTCGCTCCTTTCACCCACACAAAAGCCTTTTGCAATTGGGTGGCGCAGCGTTCTTCATGGTCTATACCATTCTCTCGCATCTCGTTCAGGAGAACGTGCATTAATTCATGGACAACGGCCAGCTCTATTGTCGCCGGACTTACCCTACGCAAAGGCTTGATGTAAAATGTCAGATTGGCCGTGAGGTATTCCCAATTGACATGACTGATCCCACACCGATCTAGATTTTCTTCACACATGTCCTCAAAGGTAACTCCAATATCCCAATAGCCCAACCCTGTCCAATGCACCCACCAGGCGATATATTTTCGCAGGAGTTTCTTGATGCGCTTGGGTTTCATTTCCCCTCTTTTTGTTTTCTCTCTAGCATAAGATCAATGTATTTATTAAGTCGATATTGATACATGCACTTATATTTTTCTAATTCCGTTTTGGCGTCTATCCATAGGCGCATAAAAACAAACGCCCAAGTTGCAAAACATAAGGTTAAAATTATAAGCATCCATTCAGTATTCATTTGCAAACCATCTCCATTCCATCGTAGAATTCCATCGTTCTCAATGCGCTCTCCAGGCTGGTCGCTATCACGTGCGGAGCTGAATAGTGCGTGAAGAACTCGCGCTCCATCGGCGTCAAGCCTTCATCCAGCGTCTTGACCTCAATCAGCACGGCGATCCTGGTCTTACTTGCCGCCAATAAATCCGGGACCCCGTTCCCGCAGTCAGCCAGGTCGGCCACAAAATAACCGGTCTGGCGTAGACCGTCTCGGATCTCCGCATGATGATTATCGCGTCGCTTTCTCATCTGTCGCCCTATCAAACAGAAATGGCGTCAATTGGGTATTCATTTCATAGACCTTTGCGCCGCAACATTCGTAACAAACGTTCTTGTGAGAGAAGTACAGCCGCATAGCCAGTTCTTCATAGCCGGTGTGCTGCTCCAACGCCTTGCACCATTCACGATGTAATGATTCACCAAGGGGGCAGCGTGGGTTCATGGCTGCGGCTCCTTCACATTCTGCGAGCATGGAATATTTTTTAGCAGATCATCGCTTAACAGAATATAGAGATGAGTTGTTAATCCCATTGCCTGAGAAATGGCAAGCAACTTCGCTGCGTGATCTACGCAAATAAACTTTTCTTCATTGCCCGGCCATGTGTACCGAAACACTGCTGGCTCTTGACATTTGCTATCCATTTGTCACCTCCGGCGGCTCTGGCAGCGGTCGCCAGTGGGTGATTTTTGATCCCCATAAACACCTACTAAGCTCAAGATACCAGTGCTGTTCAAAGCGTGCAGAGTGTGCAGCAGGAAAAACTGTATTTTCGGCTGTTGCCAAAACCCAAACGTCATCCTCCGGCAATCTCTCCCCCACCGGTATCCATCTATTCGCCACTTTCAGCGCCTTGTTCTCCTCTCGCAAGGCGGCAAGGCTGTTTAGTGTGGCCTGTACCAAATCATCCTTTTCGTGGCAAGCAATCTCCAACTGCTCGAACCTGGCAAGCAGGGCGTTATAGGCATCACCCATTGGTTCCATTTTTGCAGCCGCAACAATTAAATTACCAATCAGTTCCTCAATCGTTTCGTTCATCGTTAGCCTCCTAATATGGTTTCCCATCCGTTGTTACCCGATTGGTATATCCTGGATATTCAGGTGGAACATGAACCACAACATTGAATTTTCCGGTTTTCAACCCTTCCAGTTCGGCCTCCAGTTCGGCAATCTTCTGGTGATAGGCGTCTGACCATGCGCCCTCGATTTGGTGGTCAATTTCAAGTTTCAGCGCCTTGTTTTCCTCTCGCAGGGCGGCAAGGCTGTTTAGTATGGCCTGTACCAATTCATCCTTTTCGTGGCAAGCAATCTCCAGCTGCTCGAACTTGGCAAGCAGGGCGTTATAGGCATCACCCATTGGTTCCATTTTTGCAGCCGCAACAATTAAATTACCAATCAGTTCCTCAATCGTTTCGTTCATCTTATTCCTCGCTTATTATCTTTTTCTCAAAATATGAAAGTTTAAAATTTACATCTTTTAGATTGGCAAGTTCAGTCGCCAAAAATTCCTTTACTTTGGCATTCTCGGCCTCCAGCGTCTTGATGCGATCATGTTGCGCCGATACCGTCCTGCGATAGCCCGAAATGTCGGTGCGCAGTTCTTCGATCTTGGCGGCCTGGGCGTCCTCGAGCGGACGGGTGTTCCATTTTTTTATTGCTGCCTCTCGCATCGTAAATATTGGGGTTTTTATATGACACCCATGTTCACTCGTGTTGCATTCAATTGAATAACCTGCTAATCCTTCATGCCAGTTTTCTCTTGCTTTACTTCCGCAAAATGGGCAGGGTTTATATTTATCGTCCATTTTCACTCCTTTTCTGCTTATTAATGGTTATTAAAATCTTTTGGAATATATACTAATCGTGATTTGTATCTATCGCTTTATTCTCCCGCGGCTCCGGCGGCTTATCACTATAATCTGATACTAATTTCATGCATTCAAACCAAACTTTATTAAATTCCTCTACGTCTATGTCCTGGCTTTCTCGAGCCTTATCCATCCAGTACATAAGTTTCGCTAAGGCAGTCACCAAACTGTCTTTTTCAAGCCTCAGTCTATCAATGCACTGCGCCGGGGAACGTGCCGGGATAAGTTTATTTTTATATAAGGCTATAGTCACGTTTTTCTGATTAATTGCATCGCGCAGTTGTTCTAACTTCATCCTCACAAACTCGCCGACAGATTTTGCGTCCTGCAAATCTGGATAAGTTGGTGTGACATCTAGCGCAATGGCAAGATAATTTTTCATTGAAGCCAGATCCCGTTCGAGCGCCGCAATCGTGGCGGCCTGGGCGTCCTCAATCCTGCGCAAATTCCACATTTTAGCGGCGCGTTCTGGTGATGTATCGTTCGGGCCAACACAGCCACAGTTCGAGCAAATTACAAAATATTCAAGTTCGCCATCTTGAATTTCTCCACAATCCATATGTGTCAAATCATTTCCCATCCCACAAAACGGACACGCTTTCAGTTCTTCGCTCATCTTCCTCTCCTTCTGATAATCGCCCTCAACTCGGGCGGCATCAACTAATAGTTCCTCATCGTTTCCAAATTCGATCACGTCATCGTCCATCTCTATAATCATTTCTTCGCCTCCATCCACGCAAGCCAGGCGAGCGAACGCTGACGAGCTGTAGCATGGATCAATTGGAAGTGATGTACTTCCATTCTGGCTTCGTCGTCAAATGTGTCGGTAAATATAGTGGCTGAGTCATGCGCAACAACATATTCCAGGTGTTTATAATATGCCATCCATGAAATTTGTGGTATCTCGTCTTCCAGCGCAAAGGCGGCGGCAATGTCGGTTGACCAGTCGGGCAATGCAAATTGTCCACTATAATGTTGATCGGGATCAAGCCCCATCCAAGTTGTTATATCCGGACCATCATAATAGAAAATGTTTTTCCACCCCTTCGCCTTCGCGATCTCCAATCTCAATTCCTCATTCGTTAATTCGTTCATCTCATCCTCACTTTCGTTATCGCCGCCAATTTACCTGGCATATTCAATTCATACCACGCCAGCAAATCTTTGTTGTCACAACCTGGCGCAAGGTTTCTGGTTGCATGATAATGCGCCATGATGTAATGGGTATATAACTCAGTTCTATTTTTTACCTCACTCATAGCGGTTTCAGCCAACGACGGGATTACCAATTCTGGGTGTAACTTTTTTCCGCTCATCTCATCCTCCAAAACAAGCTATTTACTATTTGTCCTGCTTTTGCCAGTTATATTCTGGCGATTGTTTCTTCACCACCGATACAAACGCCGGATAAGTATCCTGTTGCATGAGCTGGAAGAAGCGTTTGCTTGCTCCCTCCCTGTTCTTTTCCCAGGTCAATGTAACCATCTTGTTGTTGGCAGTGTCCCGGCGCATGAAAATGATCTCATCAGCATCATGCAATTTGCGCCCGCTGCCGCTCATGCCCGTCATGCCTTTGTTATCCCCGGATATACCGCCCTTGTTCATATCATCCAGGCTGAGGACCGCTAAACTCAGGTCAGTCGCTATGCCATGGACCCGGGATGAGCGAATTGAAGACAGTCTGATTTCATCTGCCCCGGGTGCCGTATCCTGCAACAGGCTTTCGTAATCAATAACCACCAGTTCGACCTTCGCCTGTTTCTTCAGTCGGTGAAGATCCGCTCGAATGTCGGCAGTAGTAAGTTGGCTGTTCGCTTCGATGTAAACCGGCAGGGCGCTTAATTCCTCAACCGCTGCCACAAATAAGGTCCATTCATCATCCTCGATCTTACCCCGCAGCATCTTATTGGTAGGGATATGCGATATGCCAGAAAGCAAACGCCGTACCACGTTCACCCGGCGCATTTCCAGTTCGTAAAGTACCCCAGGATGTCCGGCCCTGGCTGCCGCCGCTAATACCTGCATGGATAATAGTGACTTTCCCACACCTGGTTCACCAGTGATTTTGATGACCGTGCCTGGTTGAAGGCCGTATGTAATCGCGTCCCAATCTGGGAAACCGGTCGGAATGCCGTAAATCTCGCGTGGGTTCTTGGCCGCCGCCTCAACCTCGTCATAGACCTCACTGACAACTTCGCTGATATGCACCGCGCCGGCGCGTTCGCTGGTAGTCTTACTCAAACTGTCCATCGTGACCGCTATCGCTTCGTCAAGGTCGGCTTCCTGGTTATAGGCTGCTACTGTCAAAATCTGTGCATCCTGGATGACCGCCCTGCGCTTCGCCAACTCTCGCACGATCTTGGCGTAGCTTTTTACGTGAAAGGCAACTGAAATGGTTTGCAATAATTGGGTAATCTTTGACGCTCCGCCAATCTCTCCGAGCAAACCTTTACCTTCCAGGTGATTGCAAATCGTGACGTAATCCGCATCTTTGCCCTCTGCACGTACCTCCTGGATAGCCTCGTAAATCCAGCGGTTTGTTTCTAGATAAAAATCAGCGGATGATAGTGATAATGTTGTGATCACTTCGGGGTCGATAAGCAGGGAGCCGATGAGAGCGGATTCGGCATTGGGAGAATAAGGGACGTGGGAAAGGGCGTCGGTCATAGTTCCATTACCTCCCCATTCGGGCCGGTGTATTGTTCTTTGCGTCTGCCACTACCCTTTTGGATGCGCTTGCCAAAAGCCGTCATAACCGAACCCTCCAAATCAGCCGCCCCCCTTACTTGTTTTTTGCCATCCAGGAAGGTAATCGCCTCTCGAATATCATCCTCAATAACGCCTCTGGCAACAAAATTTGTAAGCGGCACAACGTCTCTTTGAGTTGATGGATAACCAGTCATTTTTTCAACCATGGCTTTCATGCAATCAAAAGGATCGGGCGCCGCTTCCATTCCTTTCTCTTCCATTCCATTCCATTCCATTCCATTAACCGGACATTCTTCCGGCAAACATCCAGCAATTATCCGGCAAGTTGCCGCAGAATATATAGGGATGTCGCTGGATGGTTCGCGCTCTTTCCGCAAGCCAGGTTGGTTCTTTTCAAACTTTGGGAAGTAAATCCATTGATCGCCCTTGCATCCATACCAAACAATCAATCCGGCGGTAGCCCATTCTGTAATATATGTTGTCATTTTATTCGTGCTAATATCTTCACGCCTTGGGAAAAGAATAGATTTTATTATTGCCGGATCACCGAATACTCTTCCATCACAGTCGGCAAAAGTTATCAGCCATGTAAAGGCAAGTCGGCTCAGGTCATCTGATAATTGGTGAATAGCCTTATCTCTGCAAATCTGATTAGTGATCATGCGCCCTCTAGCCATTTTCTATGCTCTCCACAACTCTTTGCAGAACCCCGGAAATATGTTCGACTCCCCGTCGCATAAATATACTATGGCGTTCGTGGCATTTATCACAAAGGGGGATCAAGTCGGTCATAAGTTCCTGACCCATACGATCATAGGTCCGGTGGTGAACCTCTACTCGAATAGGAGAATTGCACAATGCACAACGATGACCCCAAAAGACTAATACTTTTTCTCGTTTAGATTTCCATTCGGGGGATAAAAGATAATCATTGTAGAGTCTGGTCCAGGTTTGGGTTGCCATTTTTACTCCTGTAACAAAATACCCCCGTCCTGATGGAGCAGCATCAGAAGCGGGGGGTATTTCCAATTAGGGGTCGGTCTGCTCACCAACATGTTTATTATATCACATGCAGATGATTTAATCCACACGAGATTATCTTTCATCCTGTCAATCCTTTCACAGCCAATAGTTCGTCCAGGTGAGCCACGACATAATCTTTGTCCTCTGGCAATCCCTGCTGGTGAGCATAATAGCCGGCCACATAGGGCTTGAACCATGTCGAATGAGCGAATAGCCAGGGGCGCTCCATAATTACCCGGCCTTGAATGTGCAGATGACAACGCTGGCAAAGTGCGGGGATGTTCCACTCTTAGATTGGCAAGTTCAGTCGCCAAAAATTCCTTTACTTTGGCATTCTCGGCCTCCAGCGTCTTGATGCGCTCATGTTGCTCCGAAACCGTCCTGCGATAGCCCGAAATGTCGGTGCGCAGTTCTTCGATCTTGGCGGCCTGGGCGTCCTTATCTTTTAGCGCTGCCAATAATTTCAGCGCCAAACTAAGTTCGACTTCCGATGGTGTTTTTGATGCACCCGGAAAATTCGCCTCAAAGTTATCTATACTTTTTTGTTTCATCTCATCCTCCAATTTAAATTCCACATGCGCCCTCGCATTCGTTATTCCACAATTCCAACTGACCTCGGTCAACTTGATTATCTAAATTGCACTCTGCCAGCGGCTTGCGCTGCACGTTTACAAACAGGTCATAAGGCGGGCGCGCTTTCCTGATTGCGTTGTCCACTTCAACCGCCTTCGCCCAATCTTCGGGAGCATTGTCACGAATATCTCGCCATTCTGCGCGGCTATGGAACGGGCAAAACACGCAGGCAGATCGTGGCGGTATTTCCAGTCCGTGCCTTTCCAACCATAACTGGCAATCGTGGCGGGTCATACGAAGATCAACCAATAAATAGCGATTAACAATATATTTAACATCGCTTACCTTCATCCGCTGAAATTCATCAAGTGAAATACCTATCCATTGCTTAACAATTCCGGGTTCTTTAGTCAACCCTTGGCGCTCTAATTCGGCTGAAATAAACCGTCGCATGGGTGCTATTTTCCAACGGCTGGTACATTGGCGCATCAACTTACCCTCACCGTCATTCGTCATAAAAGCAGGAATTGGAGTGCCACCAAATTCAATTACCTTCTGAGTAAAGAACGGGGCATCTGTTTTATAAGTTGTCGCTTTCGCTGCTTGTTCTGGGTCGCTTACCGTCACCACCTTGACCCCTCTTTTCTCCAGCCACGGCGTCCAGCGTTTCGCAAATTCATAAGTCGCCGTACGCTCGTGAGTAGTGTCGGCATGGACAGCAAAATCAACTGGTTGGATTTCGCCTCGGGCGCTCATAGCGGCAAGGGTGAAGGATTGCGTTCCCCAGCCCAGGCTAAGAATTTTCATCGTTATCGTCCATCTCTATAATCATTTTTCCTCTTTTATTTCAGCAAAAGCTGTACTGATGCACTTAATTCCAAAGCCCGATCCGCGGTCACAGTTTTCCCACCGGTAGCTTTTGCTAACTGTTGTAAAAAGTCCCGACCATCGGGTCTGTCTTCCGGGCCGCAGTAAATTGTTGATATGTGATTTTTGTAAGTTTTTGCTACTCGTAAAGCTCATCATCCTGTCAATCCTTTCACAGCCAATAGTTCGTCCAGGTGAGCCACGACATAATCTTTGTCCTCTGGCAATCCCTGCTGGTGAGCATAATAGCCGGCCACATAGGGCTTGAACCATGTCGAATGAGCGAATAGCCAGGGGCGCTCCATAATTACCCGGCCTTGAAT